GCTGTGTGCGTAGTACCACGAGTCCTTGAACCTAGCGCTTGGTGCAGGCGGGGACTGGTCTAAGGTAGGGTCATTCTTCTTGGCATAAGCCTCAACGACTTTGTCGACACGAGTAGACAACAGACTGCGAGCAAGCCGTGGCAGATGATCTACACTGCTTGCGGGTGACAACAACCTACGCATCATCTGATGCAGATCGTAGCGATCACGACTCTCGACAACAGCTACCCTGTACGTGATGTGCGATGGTGCAAAAGCCCCCTCACCCATGACACGATAGCGTGAGGTACGAGTCCACGCACACAGGTTCTCCAACGTAACCAGATCAAGTGGCGCTTGACCTGCATCCATGTGCTTCACAGTATCCATGACAAGACGCCTACGAGATGCGTTGTACACCATGTACCGCTTGTTGAGGGATACGATGTAGATCGTCTGCTCGAGTGAGTCAATGTAATCTTCCATCACGAATCTAGTTATTTGAAACATATGTTTCTCCTTGATGTATAAAAAATGGGGAGGAATCTCCCCGACACGCACTCCTATCGGAGCGCTTGTTACTAACAGCGCCTGTTGCTCAGGCTAGGGCTACCTCCATGTGATCTATTACGTCGAACGAATCCACCTCGAATGTGCGATGCTCACCTTCGATTGGGTCACCAGCGTTGAACACGTAGAACGTGTCGTGGTATTTCTTCAGCACCTCGTCACGCATCGAGTCGGATAACTCAACTGGCATGACTAAAGCGGTAGCCGAGAACGGGTTGTTGAATGGGGCTGTGTATCTCCCGTGTATACGAATACGGATTACTCTCATGCTGTCTCTCCTTCTTTGGCTTTGTTAAACAACTGGATTACTAAGGCAGGCACGCTCTCGGTTGGTATGCGATCCCATATGTGGTTGGTTGGCGTGTTCTTCCAATACCAGAACACAGGCGGGTCATCCGACAGGTTGACAGTCCATAAGTCATAGTCGTTGCGTGGGTCATTGATGACTACGCTTCCGTTTCCGATTGAATATTTCATTTGCTTTCTCCTAGTTTGTTAATGATTGAATCTAAATACTCAAACACATCGTCGTATACGTCCATAAGTACATACAACGAGCGATCTTTGCGTGACTGCTCATTTAGATTCTTAATGAGAGCCTGCGTTTTCTTGAGTAAAAGAATTGCCTCCTGTTTCTCTTCCAATGTCATCACTTACTCCTGTTAGTGATTGCTTCCAGTGCCTCGTCAGCACAAGCACCCCATGCGCCTGCGCTTATGAATGAGTTGGGCGCCCATTCAGGTTTACCTACTGCCTCCTTTGTTAGTTCGGCATACTTAGCGATAGCCTCGATGATGAATGCCTGCATGAGCACACCCTGCTTTGAGTGCGTCATGAGATCGGTTACCAACTCGATGTTGGTCTTGCGTTTAGCTTTCATTTGCTTTCTCCTTGGTTAAAAACTAGATTCGGCGTACACAACTCGCCCCTTTTTCATGTGTTCGAGAATCGCTTCGGCTAGTGGCGCACAGAACAAACGTAGGTCACGCTTGTACAGACGCACATTCACGTTGTTAAATTCCTCTTGTGTCCCTCCTTGTTTGTGGTATAGCTTGGCAAGTAATTCATGCAAGTCCCAAGCGCCTCGTTCGTAGGCAACCTGCCTCCACTTAGGCATACGGGTATATTGCGAGCCGACATACGCATCAGTTGGTTTGGTAGCTACAACACGATGCACGCTAACGATGTTGATGTCTAATCCCATGCTCACTCTCCCTCGTAGTGTTCTTGTGCAGGTTCGAACTTAGGCGTAGTGCAATCGCCTTCTGCACGCAAGTCCTTGGTTGTGATGGCATAGTTATGCACTACATCACCTTCTTTGTTAAACACATAGAGGCTCAAAATACCCTCCCACACGAAAGCCTCGATGTACCCGTTGTCTTTGCCGACATTGATGACGGCACTTTTGGTGTTGTTGTCTAAGGTATCTACTGTTAATTCCATTTTGTTTCTCCTTTGCTTTCTGTGACGATGTACCCCTTGCTCGTGGCTAACGCCTGCAATGCAGGAAAGCAAGCCATGTACGTTTCTTCGCTATCGAACTGGGCTACTACGTGAGCGCCTGCCTTAGCTTCAAAGTAAACTGTTATCACTTGCGCCTCCTTATAGAAAATAGTTGGCTGGGTCTTGCGTACGCAAGTCGTCCATCTCGGCAAGATAGACCTCGATGTTTGCCTGCAACTCAGGCGGTAGGTGTGGCGTCAAGTCCTCAACGATGCCGTCAGCCCATGTTGCTGTCAGGCGATAGTCGATTACTGCGTGCGTGTATTTGCTGTGTGGATCTCTTTTCATTTTGTTTCTCCTTGATTGGGCAGGTTGCGGATGGTGCTCGGCGTAGCCCACACGCCGAACAGTTCGGGGAGATTTCTCCCCAAAGAAAGAAGTTGATAGTAGTGTTGATAGTAGTCAGTCCCCCCCTAGGTTTAGCTTTGTCCATGTGGCAGGCACAGCTTCGTTCTTATCTAGTGCCTCAATAATCTTGATGGCTCTACGCATCTGCGTCAGCTTGGCTGTGCGTGCGTCTGTTGGTTTGATGGTGGCTTGGCGTTCGATGGATTCCATCTCCTTCCTTGTCTTGGTCAATAATCTCACCTTGGCTGTCTCATGCTGATGGGGCAGCATCGTGCGTTGGAAGGGTATCTTGCGCTTGCCCCTTGGTACAACAGGCACGGCATCGAACAGTAGGGTGATCTTGTCCTTGACCCGTGCAGGTATCCAATCTGTCCAATGCTCGCCGTCATTGGGCAGTCCCTTGTCACGGGCTATCTGTATGGGCGTATGGTCAAGCGCCTTCGATGGGGCATCGAGCATAGCCACGAGTTTCTCCATGATGCGTATGTATTCGCTGAACGCTAGCTTGCGCTGATCTTGGGGAGAAATCTCCCCGCCGTATCTCATGCCCACACGGGCGTTGTTGATCTCGTAGCGCAGGGGTTGCAGCACCTTGTCCCATTCGGCCTTGCGCTGGGTGCGTGTGATACGGGTAACACGCAGGGATTCCTTGAGGTCAGCCACCTCTTGCTTGATGCGTTCCACCTCAGAGGGGTGTAGCTTGCGCTCGGTTAAGCGGTTGTGTAGGTCGTTGGCTGAGAGTTTGAGGTATGTTTCGTACATGAGATTATTGACTCCAAAATTGAGTGTCGGCCAAATGTCCAACACTAAAGGGCTGTGACTAAGAAGCGTGTAGGGTCTGAACCCGCACAGATGCTAGCTTAGCACGAAAAGTGTCCGATGTATCTATCTTATTTCTGAACGGCTATAGCCAAACAAAAAAAGAAAGTCTTTGAGCAAAGGAAAATGCTCACCCCCTGATACATACATCTCTATATATAAATATATATTAAATAGATAGATAGATAGGACAGTTTTTGCGGAACGCTAGCGTGGATGCGGGTTGCGGGGTTACACGCATCTTAGTTCACGGGTTGTAGTGTTGGACATTTGGCCGTGTCTTGTTTTTTGACTAAATAATCTTCATTATTGATGGGTTTGGGGAGATTTCTCCCCAAATGGTAGGTCAAGTTGGTGCATACCATTGCGCCATGCCTCGTATTCCTGTTGTGTGTTGAACACAAGACCACGCAGATGCAATGCACCCTTGCGGAATACATGAACCTGATTCTGTGAGCCATAGCTGATGGTCTGCATATGGTAGTCACGACCACGAATGGTGATGATGCCCACTTCCTTGGTGATGGGTTGGATAAGGTTGCGCATGATTACTCCTCGTTTGAGTTGATAAGAAAGAACACACCAGCGATGGTGTAGCCTGCAAACACGAGTAGTGCTTGGCGTAAGTAGTAGCCGTCTGTGTCGAAGCCGTAGCCCAGAGCTACGCATGAGCAGATGGTCAAACAGCAGATGAGAAACTTGTTATCGGTCATGGTGATCTCCTTAGAACCAAGCGTTGTCTTGGATGCCGTCTTGCAAGCAGAAGGTTTCGCAACCCCAACACACGAAGCGTGTGAGTGACTGTGGATACTCGAAGTGCGCCACGAAGTTGAAGGCGTAACCCACAGGGCATTTGATGAAAGAGATGAGATGTTTAGTCATGATGGACTCCTTGAGATTATTGATTGGACAAGATTTGAAACACCGCAAGAGACTCGCCCTTGCGGTGATCGGGAAGAACGGGGAGAAATCTCCCCAAGATTATTTAGCAAATGTGATTGATGCTTTGATTTGTGCGATCAACTCATCGAGTTGTGCCTTGGTTAGACCTGCGTCAATAATCTCAGCCACGATGTTGCTCACCAACTGCTTGGGAACTGCGACCGCAGGCTTATTGCCACTAGAACTCTCGGTGCGACTGATGTGGAAGCTGAACTTCTTACCGCCTGCGTTGACCGCCTGCTCTTGCTTGGTTGTGCGTTCCACCCGTGTTTTCTCGCAGATAGCCTCGGCTTCTTTGTGTGTGCAGTCTAAGCGACCGATCACATAGTTCAGCACGAAGTCATACCGCCACTCGCTTTGCTTCTCTGCACCCAGCTTCACGTATGCCTTGTGCCAAGGCAGGCTTGCCTCAAGCGTGATGCGATCACTCGCACCAATGCCTCTGGCGAATTGCTGATAAGTCACTACTACTGTCGTTGCTTTAGTCATGGTGTTCTCCTTGAATTGACTAATGGTTATGTCGGGGAGAAATCTCCCCGAATCGACTGGGCTTGTTCCCAACCGATGTCTCTATATTACCAAATGGGTACTTTATTCTGCTTTGGGGGATGTTTTTGAATACAAAGAACCCCCACCCTACCCCCACCAACCCATATAGAGGTCGACACCACACGTCCACATAAACACTGTTCCATAGCCGCAAATCCAATTTTTCAAAATCTTGATCCCAAACACCCACCCCCCTAAAAATTATAAAAATTTCCAAGGTACCATGTCAAACGTTGGACAACACTATATAAAAAAATGCCCCGAACCTTTCGATCCGGGGCAAAAGATGGCAACTGAAACCATCAAGGAGAAGCAATGACTTGCGCCATCACCGAAAAGAAGTGTACACTAACACCAACGAGGCAACAAGTGCAACGCCAGCACAAACCTACGCAATGCTAGAACATTTGATTAACGGCGAGTTTGAACCTAGCGTGGTCGACATGACTGCGGCTACGCCGTTGCCTTTTTCTGAGGCCGCGCCAGCAGATATCATTGATGCGCAAGTACAGACAGCGCAGTGGCTAAAAGACTTGGGGCTAGACGACGAAGAGGTAGAGTCCAAAGCAGACGCTCAAGCTGCAAGAAATTCTTTTGCTTCCCTAGTCACCGGCCAGCCACCCCAGAACACACAGCAAGCGCTAGCTAACATCAAGGCTCCTGCTGCAGTGCAGCATTTAGTTGGGATGCTGACAGCCTACGATTGGGCGTTTGTCGAGCAGGCCAAGGAGCTACGGGGCTACGCAGTGGCTCAGATCCTAGAAGAAGTCAAACACCCAGACGCACGCATCAGGCTTAAAGCCTTGGACATGCTCGGTAAAGTCACCGAGGTGGCGCTATTCACCGAACGGGTTGAGGTCAAGAAGACCCAGATGAGTGACGTTGAGCTTGAGACGCGGATCAAAGAAAAGCTCAATAGGTTCATGGGTGTCATTGACGTGGTCGATGTAACAGAAGACAAAGATGAAGCCTGAGAACTTCACAACCCTGAGTAAACTTGAGCTAGAGGCCATGGCCAAGGCACTGCCGCACATGAGCGTCAAAGAAAAGATGGAGTTGTTTGAAGACTTAGAGCTTCGTGAGTCCCGCGCCAAACTACAGGCAGCCAAAACAAACATGCTGGGGTTCGCCCAAGCGGTATATCCGGGCTTTAAAATTGGCCCCCACCACAAAAAGCTGGCTAAGATCTTTACGGACGTGGTCGAAGGACGCAAGAAGCGCGTGATTATCAACATCGCGCCTCGTATGGGTAAGTCCGAGTTCTCCTCATACCTGTTCCCTGCGTACTTTTTGGGCAAGTATCCTGAAAAGAAGATCATCATGGGCACACACACTGCGGGTTTGTCTGAAGATTTCGGGCGGCGTATCAGGAATTTGATCGATTCGGAGGAGTACCGTGAAGTTTTCCCTCAGACAATGGTGGCAGATGACCAAAAGGCTGCCGGTAAGTGGTCTACAAGCGCTGGCGGTCAGTACTATGCTGCTGGTGTCGGGGGCGCTCTTGCTGGTCGTGGTGCTGATCTGTTCGTTATTGACGATCCTCACTCGGAGCAGGACGTAAAGTCTAACTCTAGACTTGCGTTTGATACAGCTTGGTCTTGGTTCCAAACGGGCCCACTACAGCGTTTGATGCCGGGTGGCGGGATTATCATTGTGATGACCCGTTGGTCGCTGTTAGACCTGACTGGGCGCCTGATTGACTACCAAACCAAGAATCCAGAGGCGGTTCCATGGGAGATTGTGGAGTTGCCGGCCATTTTGAACGAGGATGAGGAAGACGAGAAGTCCCTGTGGCCAGAGCAGTGGTCACTTGAGGCGTTGAAGTCCACAAAAGCCAGCATTGACCCGCGTTATTGGAACGCGCAGTACATGCAGCAGCCCACATCGGAGAACTCGGCCATCGTGAGCCGTAAGATGTGGCGTATTTGGGAGCCAGATGACCCGCCCAAGTGCGAATACATCATCCAGTCTTGGGATACGGCGTTTGAAACCAAGAACACCTCCGACTATTCCGCGTGTACAACGTGGGGCATCTTCTACAACGAGGAAGAGAATGACTCGCCCCAACTTATCCTACTGGATGCGTTTAAAGATCGCATGGCTTTCCCTGAACTTAAGGTGGTGGCGCTTAAGCAATACAAAGAGTGGGAACCCGACGCGTTCATTGTGGAGAAAAAGGCATCTGGGGGGCCGTTGATCCAAGAACTGCGGGCGTTGGGAATCCCAGTCCAAGAGTTCTCCCCCAGTCGCGGTAACGACAAGATGGTGCGTGTCAACGCTGTTGCAGATTTATTCAGCAGTGGTAAAGTCTGGGCACCCGACACACGCTGGGCACGAGAAGTGATTGAAGAGCTAGCCGCGTTTCCTGTTGGGGAGCACGACGACTACGTGGATACAACAACACAGGCGCTGCTACGCTTTAGGCAAGGCGGCTTTATCAGTTTAGACACAGACGAGAAAGATGACCTTGAAATCTTTCGCCGCAGAAGACACGAATACTACTAGGAACACACATGGCAACGAACATTGACAAAGCACTGTACCAACAACCAATGGGCATCGACGCGCTGGGTGAGCAGGAATCCCCGCTTGAAATTGAGATTGTTGATCCCGAAGAAGTCACCATTGGCATGGACGGGATGGAGATTACTCTCACGCCCGGAGAAGATGACGATGAAGAAGGCTTTGACGATAACTTGGCCGAGTACATAAGTAGCGGTGCGTTGCAGTCGCTGGCGGGGGACTTGGTGTCTGACATTGACAACGACAAGAATGGCCGCAAGGATTGGGAGAAGACGTACGTTGATGGCCTGAAGCTGTTGGGCTTACAGATAGAAGAACGCACTGAACCGTGGAACGGCGCATGCGGCGTGTTCCACCCGATGATTACAGAAGCGGTTGTGCGCTTCCAAGCCGAGACAATCACTGAGACGTTCCCAGCCCGAGGCCCTGTGCGTAGCAAACTCATTGGCAAAGAAACGCCAGAGATGAAAGAGATTGCAATCAATGTCGAAGACGACATGAACTACGAGTTGACGGAAGTCATGACGGAGTACCGCGCTGAACACGAGCGCATGTTATGGTCACTACCCGCCACAGGCTCAGCGTTTAAGAAGGTCTACTATGATCCCAATTTGGGACGTCAAGTGTCGATGTTTATTCCTGCGGAAGACATGCTGCTGCCTTACGGTACAACGGATCTGGACACTTGTTACCGCATCACGCACATCATGCGTAAAACCAAGAACGAGATTATCAAGCTCCAGCAGGTTGGCTTTTATCTTGACATTGACTTGCCTGACTCGCCCAAAGATTTGACAGACATTCAGAAAGCCAAAGATCGTGAGACTGGCTTTAGTGACTTGAACGATGACCGCTACACCCTGTATGAGTGCCATGTTGATTTGAACCTTGAAGGTTACGAAGACAAAGATGATGCAGACGAAGAGACCGGCATCATGCTGCCGTACGTTGTCACGTTGATTAAAGGCACTAACGACATATTGTCAATCCGCCGCAACTGGAAGGAAGAAGATGACCTTCGCCTTAAGCGCCAGCACTTTGTGCATTACCAATACATCCCCGGCTTTGGAGCATACGGCTTCGGGCTCTTTCACCTTATTGGCGGTTTTGCAAAGTCAGCCACGTCCCTCATGCGCCAACTGGTGGATGCAGGCACCTTGTCTAACCTTCCCGGTGGACTTAAGACACGCGGCCTGCGAATCAAGGGCGATGATACACCAATCGCACCCGGAGAGTTCCGTGATGTAGATGTAGGCTCGGGCACGATCCGCGACAACATCTTGCCGCTTCCGTACAAGGAGCCAAGCCAGACGTTGTTTAATTTGATGCAGACCATCGTTGATGAAGGACGTAGGTTTGCCGCAACTGCTGACATGAAGGTCAGTGACATGTCTGCGCAAGCTCCTGTTGGTACAACGCTGGCGCTGTTAGAGCGTCAGTTGAAGGTGATGACTGCGGTGCAGGCTCGTGTGCACTTTGCGCTGAAGCAAGAGTTCAAACTCTTGAAGAACATCATCCGCGACTACACCGACCCAGACTACACATACACGCCTGAGTACGGCACTCGCAAAGCTAAGAAAGCCGACTATGACTTGGTGGACGTGATCCCCGTGTCAGACCCCAACGCTGCGACCATGTCTCAGCGCGTTATCCAGTACCAAGCTGTTATTCAGATGGCGCAGATGGCTCCGGATATTTACAACTTGCCTGAGTTACATCGCGGTATGTTGAACGTCTTAGGCATCAAGAACGCAGAGAAGCTTGTGCCAATTGAAGATGACATGAAGCCAATCGACCCTGTGCAGGAGAACCAGAACGCACTCAAGGGTACGCCGCTCAAAGCATTCTTGCATCAGGATCACGCCTCACACATCCAAGTACACATGCTGCTTTTGCAAGACCCGATGATTCAACAGTTCATTGGCCAGAACCCACAGGCTCCCAAGATCATGGGCGCAATTACGGCTCACATTGCAGAGCACGTTGGCTACAAAATGCGTCAACAGATTGAGCAGCAGTTGGGTATGCCATTGCCTCCCGAAGACGAGAAGTTGCCACCGCAGATTGAGATCGCCTTGTCAGGCATGATGGCACAAGCGGCCAACCAAGTAATGATGCAGAACCAAGCGCAGGCTGCTCAGATGCAGGCACAGCAACAAATGAAAGATCCCGTGTTGCAGTTGCAAATGCAGGAACTTCAAATCAAAGCACAAGAGGTGGAGCTTAAAAAGCAGAAACTGATGATGGACGCCAACATTGCTTCTGATAAACAAAAGTTGGAAGAACAAAAAGTTAGTGGCCGCTTGGAACTCGACGCCCTCAAAGTGGGTGCACAAATTAAAGAGTCCCAAGCCAAAGTTCAATTTGAACAAGAACGTGCTGGTGTCCAAATGGGCTCCGACATCGCAAAGAGTAAAGCCCAGATGGATTTACAAGCGCGTACTGCTGCGCTTCAAAACAGCAGGAACCAAGGTTCTAGAAAATGATCCAAGACTTCGTACGCGTATTACGTGAAAAAATACGCACTGACATGAACAACTATGCCGATGACTTGGCTGGTGGTTCGTGCCGTACTTTTGAAG